AGAAGTACTACGATTCGATCGAGCTTGCCAGGGACATGGCCAGGAACGATGCTTTGATCGGGCAGCTGATTGAACGGGCAACGGTCAACGAGATCCAGGAAGGTTTTACCCTGGAGCCTAAGACTGACGACGATGCTGTCAACAAAGCCATTGCCGAATATTGGGAAGCCTGGGCAAATGATCCTGAGCTCTGTGACGTTGCTGGCGAGAAGACTTTCAACGACTTCGAACTGGAGGCCAGCCGAGCAGTTAAAAGAGATGGGGACTGTTTGATTGTTGGACTGGACACCGGCCACTTCCAATTCCACGAGGCGCACCTGCTGGGGACCAATTCCCAGTACCCAAGCCAATTAGACGACTCGAGGGAGGTTGTCCTGGGGATTGAACTGGATTCGGTCCGAAAGCGACATGGCTACTGGCTCTCGACTGATTTCATCGACCCGCATCGAACGGTTATGAGGGGAGCTTTTGGTGCTTCAGAGACTCGCGTAGCAGCTTACACGGCTAGCGGGCTGAAGCAAGCCTTTCATATCTATGATCCCAAACGGGTCACGCAGACGCGGGGTGTGACGGCCATGGCACCGATCATGAAGATGTCTGCCATGTTCGAAGACATCAACTTCGCGAAGATGGTTCAACAGCAACTTGCCTCAGCCTTCGTACTACTAAGGCAGAGGTCACAGTTTGCTGGCGGCGCAATGCCAACAAACGTATCATATGGGGAAAGCTCGACATCGGTTTCACAGACCGGTCAGATTGTCAACGAGGAAGGCATCCAAGCTGGCATCGAATTGACTGGTGCTCCTGGGGAAGACATCTCAGCCTTCACCAGTAACATCCCTAATGCAGAATACTTTACTCAGGTCAAGCTGCTGATGCAACTCATGGGAGTCAACTTTGGGTTGCCTCTATGCTTGGTACTGATGGACGGTTCCGAGACCAACTTCAGCGGTTGGAGAGGCGCTGTCGACGAAGCCAGGAAAGGTTTCAAGCTGAATCAGCGAGCGATGATCAGAAGGCTGCACACACCGGCATACAAACTGAAGCTGGATCACTTTGCAAACCAAGATCCGGCCCTCGGGCGGGCACTTGAAAAGCTCAAGAACCCATGCGCACATGAATGGCATCCTCAGGCATGGCCATACATTGAGCCAGTTAAAGATGCCAACGGGGATCTGATCCAGGTTCGAAACGGATTGTTATCGCCCAGGCGAGTTCAAGCCAAGAACGGTCGCAAGTGGGAGACGGTCGCAGAGGAGACGATTGCAGACAACGTTTTTGCAATCAGAGCCGCTAAGAAAGCAGCTGAATCGATCAACAAAGAATTCCAGGACGATCAGCCAGTCCACTGGAGGGAGCTGGTCAACATGGCTACTCCAGACGGTACAAATGCAAGCCTGGAAATCATTGACGCCAATTCACATTTCAGCAACGATACCATGAACAAAGAAAAGGATGGTGAGAATGTCTGATCCCAGATTGGAACTAGTCGGAGTCATTGGCCAGGAGGTCTATGCCGAGCAGGTGAAGTCTTTCCTGGAAGGAGCTGACGGGCGGCCGGTAGTGATTGCTATCGACAGTCCTGGCGGCGTCCTATCCGAGGGAGTTCTGATTCACAACATGCTCCAAGCCTACTCAGGTCAAGTCACGACAGTCGTTCTTGCTCGAGCGTACTCGATCGCCAGCTATATCTTTCTGGCGGGCGATACGCGCATCATGATGGATAATGCCCTGCTGATGACGCACGAAGCACGAGTTGACATGTCTTCGATGACTGTCCAGTCGGCAGAGCAAGCCATTGGCATGTTGAATGCTGCAAACAAATCAATCAGAAAAGCCTACGCAAAAGCGATGGGTATTGACGAGAACATGGTCCAGACTTTATGGGATGCAGGTGGCGACATCTGGTACGATTCCACAGAAGCTTACGAAGCTGGTCTGGCCACTACAATCCAAGAAGCATCGGCGCCATTGCTGGCTTCTTATACTGAAGAGCTGATGGCATTGGCTGCTCCGGCTCGTATCATTAATATCTCTAAGGAGAAAGTTATGGAAAAGGTCTCAATTGACCAACTCGAAGCTCTTGGCGCACCTGCCGACTTCATCGTGGCTCAGCTTAAAGCCGAGTCGACTTTGGTGGAAGCTCAAGCTGCTTACATTGCTTTGTTGAAAGCTGAGTTCGAAAAGGACGAAGAAGAAGACGAAGCAAAGGCTGAAGAAAAAGAAGATGACATGGACGCCATGGAAGAAGACGAGAAAGACGTCGAAGCCAAGGAAGACATGGACGAAGAAAAGCCTGAAGCCTTCGAAAAAGAAGACGATAAGGACGAAGCCAAAGCTGAGGAAGAAAAAGACGAAGCTAAGGCCGAAGAAGAAGAGGAAGAAGAAGAAGGCGAAGCCAAAGCCGACGAGGACGGTCAAACGATTGAAGCAAATCTTTCCAACCTTGCCGGCGCCCAGCCAGTCGCTACTACCCGTAGTCGCGAAGTCGTGACCGCTCGCTCCATCTGGAATAGCAAGATCGAGGAATTAACCGCAAAGGGCTTTGAGCACTTCAAAGCCGTTGCCCGAGTTGCTAAAGAAAATCCCCAGCTCCGTCAAGAAATGATTGACGAAGCGAACAACTAACTTTTTTGAAAGGACATATCATGTCACAGTTTTTTGACGTAGGCTACAAGTCTTTTGAGGCAGACGGAACCATCGGAATTTACGAGCGCGTTAAGCTTGACTCCGATGGCAAAGTGACCCAAGCCGGTCTCGCCGATCGCTGCATCGGAGTTGCATGCAAGGCCGCTGTTGCCGGTGAAAACATCGCAGTTGCTCTTTATGCCAAAGGCGGGACCATGAAAATGGTTGCTGTTGAGGCTTTGGCAGCTGGCGCAGTCGTTTACTCTGAGGCTGCCGGCAAGGTGCAAGACACCGCTGCCGCCACCAGTTACCCCATCGGAATCGCTATGGAAGCCGCAACGGCTGATGGCGATGTGATTGAAGTTCTCCCATGCGCCGGTCTTGGTGCCGCTAACTAACCTAGTATAGAAAGGAGGGCATAAAATGCCTTCACCACAATCATCCTTAACAACTCTTCGTCCGGACCTAGCCGGTTCGTTCATGGAGTTCGACTTGGCCATGAACCAACAAGGTTACATTGGTCACAAAGTTCTTCCAGTCATGGATGTCCAAAGCGCTTCTGGCGTTTTCGGCAAGATCCCGCTGGAGCAATTACTGCAGCAGCGTGACACATTGCGTGCACCTGGAGCCGGCTATGCTCGTTCCAACTGGACGTTCACGACCGATAGCTTCGCCTGCGTTGAGCACGGTGCTGAAGAGCCAGTTGATGACAACGAAGCTCGTATGTACGCTGAGTACTTCCAGGCAGAGCAAGTTAGCGCCATGCGTGCTTACGATGCTGTCCTAGGAGCTGCTGAGAAGCGAATCGCTGATGCTGTTTTCAACACCAGCACTTGGACGCCAACCACGGTTACCAATGAGTGGGACGACTCTGCCAATGCGACTCCGATCGACGATGTTGAAGCTCGTGTTATGAACATGTTCAACAACACCGGCTTGAAAGCTGACTCCTTGATCATCTCCTGGACTGTCTTCCGCAACCTTCGTAACTGCCAGCAAATCATCGACCGAATCAATTCGGCTGGTGCTGGTAATCCTTCGAAGGCATCTGACATCGGCCCCGAAATGTTGGCTCGTGTCTTTGATCTTCGCCAAGTCTTGGTTGCAGGCTCCGTCTACAACACGGCCGCTGAAGGACAAACTGCTTCTCCTGCTCAAGTTTGGAGCAATGAGTATGCTGCTGTTGCCAAGTTGAACACCGGCAACGACATCCGGGAAACCGGGCTTGGCCGCACCTTCCACTGGGCTGCTGACGGTTCCACTGTCGGCGGAACGGTTGAAAGCTACCGCGAAGAACAAACTCGTTCGGACATCGTCCGAGTGCGTCACCAAGTAGATGAGAAGATCATCTACCCAGAAGCTCTTGAGCTGCTAGATAACATCACCACGTAGTCTTGAGTCCTTGGAAGGGATACCGGCCATGCCAATCTTTGACGACATTTACGACCCAGGTTTCGATTCACTTGAATACATTTTCGGTGAGACAGTAACCTACATCCAACACGGACGGTCTCCACGAGAAGTGAAGGCTATCATAGACCGAGACACCATTGAGCTCGGTCCCGAAGGAATACCCACGAGGGTAGTGGTTGTAACAGTCAAGGATTCGGCCGCCGGTATCCCTATCCAAGAGGTTTCAAAAAGTGATGATTGCATCCTGGTTGAGAAACGGGTTGGTGATGAGCCTTCCCGTTGCTCGATCATGGAAGTAACCAAAACCAGTACCGGAGTCGTTACCTTACTTTGCAGGTGATGAATGAATATTGATGTA